CCCATCTGGTCACCCTTTGTCTGTTGTAGTAAACTCGTTGGTTAACAGTTTGTATATGCGTTATTGCTATGTACTACTTAACCCTGAGCATGAATCACGTTCTTTTAAGAAGAATGTGAGATTGTTCACTTACGGTGACGACAATATTATGGGAGTTAGTCGCTCATGTGATTGGTTTAATCACACCGCTATCCAGCGTGAACTCGCTTATATCGGTGTTGAATATACCATGGCTGATAAGGAGACAGAGAGTGTTCCTTTCATCAGTATCAGTGATTGCCAATTTCTTAAGAGGAAGTGGCGTTTTGATGAGGATGTTCAGGAGTATCTGTGTCCCCTTGAGGAAGAATCTATCCACAAGTCTTTGACTGTGTGGTGTCCATCTGGCACACTTGATAAGTATGCTCAGATGGTTGCTGTGATTTCTTCCGCAAACAGTGAATACTTCTTTTACGGACGAGCCGTATTTGAGAAGCATCACAACTTCTTCAAGCAAGTGCTTGCAGAAGAACCCTACAACCACTATGTGGGCGTGGGGACGCTTCCTACCTGGGAGCAGCTGCACGATAGATTCGTGCAGTCTAGTCAATACTAGGAAGGTCTTTTGACCTGTTATTCGGCTACGGCTGGTCGTTTAACGAGTAACTTAGCCATTCAACACATTTAATAATAATACTACTAAAGTTGTTGAGCCAGTCACCAGAAGTACTGGCGCTTCTCCCATGCAATGTGATATGCGTGTGGAGCGGTTTCCGAATTATCACAATTTTCAACTACAAGCCGAAGAAACGGACCCTAATGTTCCGGATCTTTCGGCGGGTGGCGCAGGCCTTGAGGTCGAACAAACAGTTACGTTTGTCGATAATGAAGTTGGTGTTGTTGTGCAAGATTTATCTACGCAGAACAATGTTGCTCTTGTCGATGGTACTGAAGATCTATCTCTTGGTCAATTTATGGGCCGCCCAACTCTAATTGATACAACTACTTGGTTAGCTGCTGATGTTGTAGGTGTTAAAACCACCATTACACCTTGGCTTGCATTTTTAAATGATACGTTAATTAAGAAAAAGTTGGACAATTATTGTTTTTTGCGTGCGAATTTACATATTAAAGTTGTTCTTAATGGAACACCTTTCCAATATGGTCAAATACGTGTGCATTATTCGCCTTTGGAAGGAGTTATTTCTAACAAAGTGCGAACTACTACTACACCTGTCCCTACATTGGTGCCGTATTCTCAGCAACCTGGGTTTTATATTTATCCTCAGGCAAATTCTGGTGGTGAAATGGTTTTACCATTTTTCTTCCACAAGAATTGGCTAGATATTACCAATGCTACAGCAGTTCAACAATTTGGAACTTTAAGATATACTATCTTTGCTCCGTTGGGAACTGCTGTTACAGGTGGTTCGACTAGTGTGACTATTCGAACATATGCTTGGATGTCAGATGTTCATTTGATGGGTTCTACCACCAAATTGTCTCTCCAAGCTGATGAGTATGGTGTTGGTGCCATTTCTCGACCCGCTAGTGCGCTCGCCTCTATGGCTGGTACACTTAGTAAGGTACCCATTATTGGGCGTTTTGCTAGGGCTACGGAAATTGGTGCCTCTGCTGTTTCACAAATGGCTTCTTTGTTTGGTTTTACTAACGTGCCAGCAATTGGAGATGTTTGTGGGTTTCAACCCATGAATGCTCCTATGCTGGCTTCTGCGCAAGTAGGATCGCAAGTTCAGAAATTGACACTTGATCCAAAACAAGAATTGTCCATAGATCCATCTCCTCATGGGATTGGTAATATGGATGAACTTGCCTTGGCTCATTTGAAGGTGCGCGAAAGTTATTTCGGCGCAACATCTTGGTCAACTTCTGATACTGGCGGAACATTGTTGTTCAATACGCGGGTTACCCCTGTGCTTTGTACTTCAAATGATGTTCTTAACTCGTTGTCTGTAAGTGTGGGTCAGCGGACGTATCATACTCCTCTTTCCTGGCTCTCAACAATGTTTAACAATTGGCGTGGTGATATCATCATTCGCATGAAGGTTGTTTGTACAAAGTTTCATAAGGGACGTTTGAAAATTTCTTATGATCCTATTAATGATATTGCTACAAATGATCCTCCTGAGAATGCTGTATACACGCAAATTGTGGATATTGGTGAGGGTGATGATATAGAAATTAGGGTTCCATATCATCAAGCGCTTGGATGGTTGAAGATGAGATCTTTGTATCCAGATAACTGG